ACAATTTTGATGTTATTGGATTTGAAGACCAGTTCAAACAACTTCAGGAAGATCTTCCAGAAATCTTTGATGCCAAACTTAGGGTTGGTGGACAAGCAGACGCTGCTATAAAAGCAAATGTAAGCACTCAATACACTGCAACACAACTGCAGGCTGCTAAAATTCTTGGAAAGTTATAGCAATAAAATGCTATAATATATCTATTGGGATGAGTGGACGCTTGCCCTATAATAGATATGAATTAGACGATTCAAATTACAATTTAATAAACTATATATCCATAGGAGGATAAAATGCCAATTTCAAGAACAGATTTGACAGAGGCAAACGGCTACATTCTAGAAGAGCAGGGGTCCACAGTAATCCAGGACCTAATTGCAAATTCTGCTGTAGAGCGTTTTGCTCGTCGTGAAGCAATGGCTTCACGCACAAAGTCAGTACCTCGTTTTGTTGGAGATGCACCACAAGTGGTAGCAGAAGGCGCAGAAATTCCTGCATCAAACCCAACTCTAGACGAAATCGTATTAACAGCAAGAAAGTATGCACAATTGATGCATATCTCAGAGGAAGATGTAAACGATTCACTCGTTGACACACTTTCAGTTTACAAGCGTGAATGGGCATCTCGTTGGGCCCGTAAGTTTGATAATGCTTGCCTTGGCGTAACAGCAGCAGGCGATGGAGATGACGGCCAGCCGTACACATCTCTATATCGTGCATTGGCTACAAGCCCAACAGCACCAGTTCCACAAATCATTCAAACAGGCGGAGCAATGTCATATGATGACATCAATAACGCACTTGGTTTTGTTGAAAACTCAAAGAAGTTTGATGCAGCCAACACTGTATGGATGGCTCACCCAAAAATGCTTAAGGAAATTCGTGGAATGGTCAAGGGTAACTCTGATCTAGTTCTACCAGATCCACTAGCAGGAACTCCAGGATCTCTATTTGGATATCCATTGGTAGTTTCATACGGTGCTGCAACTTCAGCAGCAGCAACAGATTCACCAACAGGAAACGCACTACTTATTGTAGGTAACCGTCAGATGCTTATCAACGGTGTTCGTGGTGGAGTTGAATCAGTAGTTTCTCGTGATGCAGAATTTGCTCGTGATGGTGTAGTCTTGAAGACTCGCATCCGTCGTGGATTCGCAGTTGCAGATGCAGACGCATTCGCAATCGTAGAGAAGACAGCGTAAGGGGAGGAATAAAATATGCCATCAAAACTATACGGACAGTTTCTTTCACAAGCACTAAACAAGGAGATTGATTGGGATACAGACACCATTAAGGTTGCTCTTCTCACAAACGCCTACACACCAGACCAGGATGCACACAATTATCTAGACGATGTTGTTGCAAATGAAGTAACTGGCACTGGTTACACAGCAGGTGGAAACACTCTTGCTAACAAGACCAATTCATACAATTCAGCAACAAACGTAATCGTTCTTGATGCTGATGACACAACTTGGTCTTCATCAACAATTACTGCTCGTTATGCAGTCATCTATGATGCTTCACCTGCAACTAACGCAACTCGTCCATTAATTGGATATGTTGACTTTGGTTCAGATCAGTCATCATCAAATGGTAATTTCACAATTACTTGGGACGCTACAGGTATCGTAAGGATCACAGTAGCATAATGAACGCTAGAGTAGAAGCAGGTCCACTAACTATTGGGCTTACCGCAAATATAGTTGAGCCTACCGTCAAGGTAGAACTTAAGGCTGTCCATGGCCTTTCTCTTTGCTCAACTTGGACCTGCTTCTCTCTGCCAACTCCTTCTGTAAATGGCCATAGCCTTTCAGGGGTTAATCCAGAACTAGTTTTGACAGGAGGAATGACTACGCTGTAACAGGCGTAGTCTTTTTTTATGGCATCAGCATTAAATACTAAAATTAATTCTTACACACTCAATCGTGGTATTGAGTTTGACGAAGCATTCTCATTAACACCAACAAGAACTGGTACTAACACACTTGGTACTTATACTCAAAATCTTTCACCTAATATTACTTATGAATCAACAGTGGGTCCACCAGGTGGATCAGGTTCTTGGAAATTTGTTTTAAATAATGCTACAAATATGAACTCTTGGTTTCTTAATGCAACTAATCCAAGTACAACTGAAGGTGCTGGTATCTCTGATGGTGATTGGAGTATGGGTGTTTGGTTTAACCTAGCAGCATTACCAAATGGTGGTGGATTTAGTCCATTAATTATTTGTGTTGCACCAACTGCTTCAACAGTTGGTTATTCAATTGCTGTTTCTGGCGCAGATAATGCAGGAGACTCTAATAAAATTACATTTAATCCAAATGGTGGAATTGCTTTTTATGGTCCAGTAGTAACAGTAAATCAATGGCACTATGCTGCAATTGTAAAGACAGGAACATCTGCTTCATACTATTATGATGGAACACTTGTTACTACAAAAACTGCATTAAGTGCTGGTGGTACGATAACTGGATTTAGATTTGGTGGTGCAGGTTATGGCGCAACTAATACTACAACAATGAACCTGTCAAATTATTATTTAACATCTACATCACAGATTGGTGCAACTCAGGTAGGAGAAATATGGACTGTTGGTTCTACTTCAGCAAGCACAAACATTACAGTTAATGAAACACCAGCAACAGCAACAGCCTTAATGGTTGAATCAGTACGGTCAGCAAGTGCAAATATTACAGAAACACCAGCAACTGCATCTGCATTAATGACAGAGCCAACTATTGTGATTGTTGCAAACAATAATACTCAAGTTACAACTTCATTTTTAGCATCAGTAAATATTCCAGAAAATATTGTTGCTAGTGCAATTAAAAACGTAAACAATGTAGTCACAGAAATTTTAACGGCATCTGCAGAATTAATTAACAATGTTATTGTATCTACTGGAATAGATGATAGTTTTAGTGCTGCTGAGTTTGTTGCTTCCGCAGAACTTATAGAGCCAGTTCTTGCAAGAAAACCAATGACGGCATCAGCAACAATGCCAGGTGGAAATGCATCTGTAACACCAAACTATTACTCATTAGTAAAAAATGATAATCCATTATTCTATACAAATCTTGACGCATCAACAATTACAAACTTTGGATCTTGGTCTGGAGTTACATATAGTGTGGGATCAGGAGTAACTAAAAATCTTGACTCTACAAATAAGATGCAACTTATTGGTGAAGGAAAATCTTGGAGATTTGCTAGTGGAAGTTCAGCAAATGTAAACTTTGTAAGAGTTATTCCAACAAATCCACAAACAACAATTCGTGACATAGTTTTAAGCAAGAATTATACGCTTGAGGCATGGACAAAAATAAATAATGAAGTAACTGGAGTATATTCTGGCTTTGAAATTGATTTTGGCAATATTTCTTTTAAAATAGATAGAAGTACTGATTTACCTGACCCAAATATAATTAGCAATGCTCCTGGAATATATCTTGAAGCAAACTCATTAGTTTTTGGATTTGATGGAACATTTGGTGGAGGCTCTGGATTAGTTCCTCAAAACTCAACAAATTATTTTATATCTACTCCAAATGTTTCATTAATAAAAACAAATGACTGGAACCATGTAGTTATTAGAGTTTCTGGAAACAATGTTAGTGTTTATATTAATGGTTCATTCCTTACTGGTTTTACAAAAGCAATTGATACAACCGCAATCACAAATGCTTCAGTAAATTATAATGAAGTTAATATTTATGATGGATTTGATACAAATGATGGTGGAGCATATATTGATGAAATTGCAATTTATGGTTCTGCATTAACACAATCAACTATTATTGATCACTTTAGTTTTATCAATAATAAATCTCCAAACTCAACAGTTTTTGCAGCAGATTTTGAGGCAACAGTTAATCAGCAAGATCATAACTTTGCTGTCCAGTCAAATTCAATAATTGCAGAAACTCCAGCAACTTCAAGTGGATTGTTCGTTATGCCTGTAGTTATTGCTCAGAAAGTAATTAATATTTCTGCAAGCCCACTAACAGCATCTGCTTTAAATACAGATGTTACAGTTTACTGGGGATGGACAATTTATGCAACTCCAGCAATTGCTTATGCAGAAAGACCTGAAGCATATTTCTTAAATGATCTTTACTATCAGTATGTACAAACAAACATTGCTCCATATCGTTATGTGACTTTTGATGCAGCAGATGGCACATTAGATTACGGAACAGATAACGATTATTCAGTTACACCTACAACTATTGGTGGAACAGTCGTTAATCCAGATCTTGGTATTAATGGTAAGTCTGTAAAAACGACGGGATCTTCATATATTACTGATGGAGTAATCTTAAATGAATCAGAATGGAATGATTCTTGGAGCACTGGTCAAAATAGTTATCACTCAGCATTTTGGTTCCAAAGAGCATTAGATGACAATTCAACAACAGGATTAAGAGTATTATGGAACCTTAATGGTTACAAGGATAATCAACATGTAGTTCTTTATCAGTATCAAGGCAAATTGCACATGCAGTTTAATAATGGTTCTGGAACATTTGTTGAGCAGGACACAACTGCTTTAAATTTATTTGATTATCAGCGTCACTTTGTTGTTATTGAGTTTGACCATACAAATGCAAATAACAACACAGTTAGACTTTATGTTGACGCTGTTCTTAGAAGTACAATTAATCTTGGTGCATATACTGGAACAACAACTAATGCATCATCTGCTGATTCTGGTCCAAATAATGAAGCAAATAACCGTCCAAGACTATCTATTGGCTGCTTAATTACTCCGTTTGGATCAACTGCACTTCCAGTTCAACCTACAACTACTAAACTTATTATTGATGAAGTCTATTGGGATAAGAACTCAATTACTCAAACACAGGTAACAAATCTTTATAATGCAATGCCAGATAAAACTAATAAAACAGTTGTTGCTGAGCCATTTATTGCATCAGATGAACTTGTAATGCCAGGAATTTCAAGGTCCTCTGTTCTTGCTACAGCACCATTTACAGCCTCTGGAAGCCTGGTACAGCCAGGAATAACGGCTGTTCTAAATCGTGTAACAAGCGCAAATGTTATGACGGCTACAGCCCTTGCTGGAAATGCAAGAGTATTTGAAGATAGAATAATAACTGCTGACATATTTCTTGCAACAGCAATATTTAATAGTGCTGGAGTAAAAATTTCAATTCCAGGTGGTCCAATGATCGCTTCAGCAAAAATAATTGATGATAATGTTAAAATTAATGCCTGGAGTATTGTAACTATGAGACCTTATATAAGATATTTGAGAGTTTCTAATCTTAATGGCAGAAGAATCACATCTATGAAGGAGATAAAATAATGAAAGAATTTGAATATGTTGACATTCTTGGAAAAGAAAGTGTAAACACACAAGATCAATTAGATACTTTTGAAGCGGTACAACTTTTTGGTGGAAAAGATAGGTTTATCTTTGATTTTTCAACTCCTTTATTTCTTTATCCACCAATAACATCTTCAAACCCAAATGATGGATATTTGTATACTCAACTTTGGAATAATCATGCAGTATGGGATAAAAAATGGGACACAAGACTTGGTGTTCCTGGAGATGCTCAACTTTTTTACAAAGATTTTTTAAATATTGGAAATTCTCCAAAATATCCAAATTATACAACTGTCCCAACTCCATTAAATGAAGATATTAATGAAAAATGGGATGCATTATATAATCATACAATAAATAAAGGTGCTCCATATTTTAATGAAAATGCTGCAATTTTTGTTGGTTCAAAATTTGCTGGAATTTATGGAAATAGTAGTTCAGCGACAAATCCAGATGCTGTAACAACAATTAGATCTGGTTATTATGAATTTACAATTAAAACAGATAAAAATAATTGCATAATTGCTTCTGGATCACATAGCCAAGACTATACTTTTCCTTCAGCAATAGATAACAAAACTATAACAATTAATGAAGGTGGATCTTCAAAAACATTTAAAATTTTAATTGAAGATGGAAAATTAAAAATAGAATATGAAGATTTAACTGGAAACAATAAAATAAAGTTTGATGTTAAAGGAAATAAAACGGTATCAGATAATCAATGGCACCATATTGTTGTTAATTTAGGAAAGCCAGGAGTAAAAAGAAATCATTCAAAAAAGCATAATGAAAAATTTATTGAATTTTGGATTGATGGAATTTTAGATAAAAGGAATAGTGATTATTCAAACAATCAAATATTTTATCCAACAATTACTTGGCTATTAGTTGATCCTAAAAAATCATTAGATATTCCAGATACTCCTTGGTTAACTCAAGATTATGATGATCAATCGGCTTCTGGAAATAGTTTTGCTGGATCTGAAGTTGAAAGTGTATTAGGTTTTACTGCATCACAAAGTATTATTTATGGAAATAATGAATTGGGCTTTTTTTCTAGTATTCAACAGGGATGGTGGAGAGGCGGAGATACATCTAATAATTTCCGTGGAGCAATAAATACTTATGCTGCTGGCTACAATCAATGTTTGGATAAATTTGAAATACAATTTAGAAATAGTTTGTGGCGTGGAAATGAAAAACCATCAGTTGATATTTTTGATGCAAAAATTACTATTGTTGAACCAACAATTCATACAAATAAGAAAAAAGCATTAAAATTATTTTGGAATAAATTAAATAATCAAGAATTATCTAATGGTGTAGAATTAGATAAAAACTATTATGTAGAAAGTTATAGCATTACTCACAAAGTAATTAACTCTCCTACCGAAATATATAACATTGATTTATCCAATAACAAAAAAATACAATTTCTAGAAGATGTTAGAGTTATAGTTAAAGATAACATGTTTATCCCTAGACCTGGAGCAGTATGGGTACAAAATTTTGAAGATGTAGCATCAAATGTTGGAACTCTATATCAATCAGATATGTATGACAATGCTGCTTTAAATGCTTTAAGATTTAGTAGACTCAGTTTTCAAACTTTAGATTATACACAAACAACTATTCCTCAGTTATCTGGAGCAACTTTACAAAATATAACAATTAGTGGAATAAATCTTAATAATGGAGATAGAATTTTATTAACAAATCAATATAATCCAAAAGACAATGGCATATACGTATTTAATGGAATGGATAATCCATTAACAAGACCAAGTAATTCTGATAGTGCAGAAAAACTAGCAAATTCTGTTGTTTATGTAACTGATGGATATTATAAAGGAACATCATGGATACAAACAAACAACATTAAAACATTATTAGAAAAGCAAACATGGATAGAACTAGATGAATATCCTAAAACAAATACAATTGGTGCTATTCCAATCTTTAGCCAAAGATGGCAAAACGAAAATGGAGAAAAGCGTTTCATTGATCTTGAACAAGATTTAAATATTTCTAAATATGATTTGATTATTTTTATGAATTATCCAGAAACAAATGAAGAAATTAAACAATCTTTTACTGGATATGATGATTTTGAAATTAAAGTTAAATATGATAATTTTATTAAATCATTAAGAAATGTTTGTGCACAAGGTGCAAGTCTTTATGTATCAAGCCCTAAACTTGCACAAGATTTAGGTATAATTAAAACCTATAAGTTGATTGATCAAATGCTAGAAACATCAGATGCTCAATCTGCAGTAATCAGTCCATTTGAGGCAGGGGAGCCAGCAGATCAATATTTTGATACTCATAGAATTAATCAGTATCAATTACAAACTGAAGTAGCAGGATTAACTAATAAAGAAACATACATTCTTACTGATTTTATTAATTATGTACCATCAAATATTAATGAACCTCAGCAATACCATGCAAAATATGCATACAGACAACTTGGATTAAAAGAAGGAAACCAGTTCTTTATTCCTTCATTATCATTGCTAAAAATAGCAGAAAATGAAAAGTTGCCAGGTTTTGCTGCAAATCGTAAGGGAACTAAACAATTGCCAGTTGTTGAACCTAATCAGATAAATGCTGGAACCATCGTTACAAAATTACAAAATACTTATTATCAAAATGGTCAGATTGTTAATAATCCTAGTGATGATGATGCGACTACAATTATTGTTCATAATGGACAAGTTCTTAATGGTCAGCCAATCACTGGAAAAATATTTGTAAACTTTATTGAAGATGGCTACACAATGAGCCGTCAAGAATACAATAAGGCTAGAATACAGGTAATTCCACAAAATGATACAAATGAAACTACTGCAACTCGTGCATGGCAATACTCAACAACTCGTTTAAATAGATTGCCACAACGAATTAATATTCGTGAATTAACTGAATATGGACAAACAACACCAACAAATGGTGGTGGTGGACCACTTATTCAGGCACCAACCAACTCTTCAAATGGTATTATTAGATCATTGACTGATGCTGGCAATGTAGATTATCAATCAGATCTATATCCAACTGAAGCAGAAGAGATATATCCAACACAGGAAATTCCAGTGCTTAGCATGACTTATTTAGGTCTGCTATGGCTGGCGGAATAAGGAAAGGAGAAAAAATGTTTACTACTACAACAGAAGTAAAGACAATTACAGGCAAGATAGTTAAATCTGACTTGATTCAAAGAGCACAATACGCTATTGAAGCATATGTTGGTAAATTTGAGGCTGATATTACAGATACTACAGACTTACAAATACTAAAAAGAGCAACTGCATATCAGTCTGCCTATATGCTTAACAATGAGGATATTGTCTTTGAGCAAATGGCAGTATCAACTACTGGTCAAAATGATGCATACACAACATTTAAAAATGGGGACACCACTTCTCCTTTCATTGCGCCAATGGCTGTAATGATGTGCAGCAGATTATCGTTTATGCGTTCTCGTTCAGTTTATACTGGCAAAATTGTTTCATCAGTTGCATATCCAGATTGGACAACTATTTAATGAAACCATTAGCATACATAAGACATAAATATTCTGGTGATTTTTATAAATATGTCAGAGAGACAGTTGGTGATACATCAACGCTGAAATATTATTTTGTTGGTAATGTTGCATTAACGGCAGGTATTGACAAAACAGGAAGAATGACTATAAGAACAGATCAGCCAGTAGCAGTTGGTTCTCTTATTGCAAACATAAAAGATTCAGACGGTAATCTTATTCTTGATGATACTATTTGGCAGATCAGTAATCTTGAACCAGTGCTTAATGCTTTTAATAGTGTTGAAAGTTATAGATTAAGGGCTGTTAAGTTTCAAGGAACTATTTAATGGGTTTGTTTGATTTATTAAACATCATGCAAGATGTTGCTAATGTTGATGAAATTATTGAAGAAGGCTTACAAGAAGCACTTGGAACAATGGAAAGCATGGTTGGTAATCCAGGCCAAGATTCTGTATTTCAAAGTTATGTAGTTCCAGAATTTGAATCAGCAGCAACTGCGCCTCCAACTCAAGGGTGGCAATCAGTAGATATTGGCGAATATATGGACTTTATGGGTGAGATTGTTGAGGCTGGTAATCAAATAATGGAATTTACCTATAATTATGCCATGGAAGTATTAATGCAAATGGAAGAATACGATGAAGGCGAAATTGATGCAGAAACTGGCGAATCCTTAGATTTATAGTTTGACAAGGTGCCTAATATCTGCTATGATTAATACTATCAAGCACCTCCGTGATTGATAAAGGGCTCTCCAGGTTTTAATCTCTTTCTTCCTGGAGGGCCCTAACCCTTGTCTATTTGACAATACTACGAATAAGTGTTATACTTATAAGACATAGAAAGAGGTCTATATGGATTTAAATGTTATGGTGGCTATAAGAGACGATAGGACACTACCAACAGGTTATCACAAAGCAGTTCTTTATGCCCTTGCGAGCAGGGGAGTTCAGGCATATCCAAATCAGTCCCAGTTAATGAATGACAGTGGTATTGGTAGTCGTAACACCCTTATTAAAGTACTGCAGGAGTTGGAAGGTTTGGGCTGGCTTAAAATAATCAAGAAAAAGCACAAGAACAACCAGTTCAAGAATAGTCGCTATAGTGTCCAGGTACCAGATATGACTAATCCATGTATCACATCTGACGAAGTAATAGTCAAATCCGATACACTAAAGGTAAATAAAGATAAAGTAAAGGTAAACATATTGACTAATCAAAACAAATCAAGAGAAGGATGGAAACATTCCAACCTCTCTGATGCCATGTTGCCCGTTTCGGGCATATATAAGAAAGGGAATAAATAATGCATAAAGAATATGAGATTGTATATTGTAAAGACTGTAATGAAATAAAGTTAACAGATAGTGACTGGAATTGCCTGGGATGCAATAATCCAGCAGAAATCATAGGATTTACACATGAAGTAATTCAAAGCATATTAGAGGTAGAAAAACAAGGAGAAAACAATGAATAGAAGAGACACAACGGTAAGAGGCATGTGTGCTGTAGATGGTTGTGATAATTTGCAGGGTCATCTAAATTACAACACTTCTGGACAAAGAACTTATAGAGTCTTATGTTCAACATGTCACAAACAAGGCCAAAGGACTAAAAAGACATATTGTGAACATTGTGGTTTTGTAGCATTGCACAAGGTTCAACTAGACATAGACCATATTGATGGTAATAAGGCAAATCACGCTAAAGAAAACATACAAACATTGTGTGCAAATTGTCACAGACTTAAAACACACGCTAATAAAGATTGGAGTAGCCAATATGGAGTACAGATGTCCAAGATGTAAAGAGTCAAAGCCACAGTCTGAGTTTCACAGATCTTCAACGGTAAAGAGAGGTTTCCAGTACTACTGTAAGCCCTGCCAAAATACAATGAGCGAAGAAAGAAGACAGTCAAGAATTGAGAATGGTCCAACAATCGTTCGTGATTCTAAGATTTGTGCTAAATGCAATACTAAGAAGCCAATATCTCAATTTGGCATCTATAGAAGTGCTGCTGATGGTCATGTAAGTTACTGCAAGCCTTGCTGGTTAATGATTACCAAGAAAGCACAAGCAAAACAGCGAGGATTGTGATACAATTGTATTACCTGTTTCCTTTAACAGCAGCAGGTCTACTCACAAGTTAGGGTCAGAGAGTTTTTGCTCCCAGTTTCTTCTCTCTGACCTTATTTGAATGATACAATTGCAATGATGTACAAACTAGGTGAAATTCGGACGGAATAAGGAAGATATGACACTATTCCCATATGCAGGAGAAGTAGAGTATAGAGAAGGCAATCTTAAGTTTGTCCTTACATTCTTTGATAGTCAGAATACGACTGAAATGACATTAGATATTGGTTTGGATGAAAATCTGATAAGCATGATTGAAGGTTTATTAGAGAAGATGGATGATATTTGATATGATGGTTTTATATAGGTGGGAATCCTACCAGATAAGCGCCGTAATGTCAAATATCCAAACCTTTTTAGGAGGATATTATGGGATACAGAACATTTACTGAAGAACAGATAACAGAATTTATAGAGACAGCAAAAGAAATGGGAATAGGGCCAACACTCAGATATCTACAATATCCAAAGTCTTATCATACTGCAAAGAAGTGGTTTGTAGAAAGAGGTTTGGACATGCCTACTATTGATACCCTGGCGCAAATGGCGGGGAATCTAAGAGTATTCTATTCTGATAAAGAAAAACTAATAGCAGCACAAGCAGTATTAGATAGATGTGTAGAAGCACTAATGCAAGATGCTCTTGATAGCGATGGTTTAAACAAATTGGCCAATGCTGTCCATAAAGCAATACAAACAATAAACCTTATAGAAGGTAAGTCTACTGTTATCAATGAGAATAGACAAAAGGATGGACAAGACTTGGCCATTATAGATCTATTGAATGAAGCAAAGGCTCGTAATGAGGCTATGAAAAACAAAGGTTTGGAAATAAAAGGTTTGGAATCTATTGACAAATGAGGTTTGGCATGGTAGGGGTACCCCTTAGGAAAAAGTTTTTCTTTATGTTTTTTTCGCTGTCTGAGAAAAATATTTCCCATACTTTCAAATATGAGGTAGTGTTATAATGTCACCAGAAGTCATATCAGCAATAGGCGTAATAGTTTTAGGAATTACAGGAGGCTTCTTTGGAATGATCAAATATATGATTAAGGCACTTTCAGAACTTAAGCCTAATGGAGGCTCTTCCTTAAAAGATCAAGTAAACAGACTTGAGAAAAGAGTAGACGATATCTATCATTTGTTGGCTGAAAGGAATTAATGTTAGCAACTGATATTTTAGACGGCATTCCATTAGAACTCCTATCCTTTTCTGAAGGGCGTAGAGAGTTAACTAAGTATGATCCATTGCTATTTGCTTTGACATATTTGCCTCATCACCTTATGAACGCTCATGGAGAGATAACTCTTTCTGAGTTTCATACTGATTTAGCAGAGTATGGGAAATCTTGGATTCATAAGCCACAAAACCCTAAAGAAAACCGTGATGCTTTCATCGCTCCAAGAGAATGTGGCAAATCTACTTGGATTTTCCTAATTCTGCCTATGTGGGCTGCTGCTCATGGACATGTTAAGTTTATTGCCGCTTTCTCAGATGCTGCATCCCAGGCCGAAACTCACCTTATGACATTTAAAAACGAATTGGAGTCAAATGAATACCTTATTGAAGATTATCCAGACCTCTGCAAGCCTAAAATTGTTTCTTCTTCAGGTCGTGCCATGGCATCTAATTCTTGGCGTATTATTCAGAGCAACGATTTTATCTTTGACGCTAATGGTATTGACACTAACTCTCTAGGAAAGAAGGTATTTGGGCAGCGTCCAGACCTAATTATCTTGGATGATATTGAAAAAGGCGAAAAGAACTACTCTGAATACCAGGCAGGCCAACAGAAAAACACTGTATTTGACGATATTGCGCCTATGAATATCTATGCTCGTATGATTTTTGTGGGAACGACCACTATGCCTAACTCTGTAATGGATCAGTTTAGAAAATATGGCGAAGGTTATGATGATCCTGAGTTATCTTGGATTAAAGACCAGAATGTGACCGTACACTACTATCCAGCCATCATGCCCAATGACGATGGCTCAGAAAGATCTGTATGGCCAGAGAAATGGCCTTTGGAGTGGCTTGAGTCACAGCGTCACTTAAGAGACTTTGCCAAAAACTATATGAACCGTCCAATCAATACTGATGGAACATTCTGGACTAATGAAGATATTGTTATTGAAGAATTAGAAGATTACGGCAACACAATTATCTCAATCGACCCAGCCGTAACAAAAAATAAAATCTCTGACTATACGGGTATATCTGTATTGTCTAGAGGCGTAGATAGTTTAGGTAAAGCCAATATCTATATACGCCATGCTGAACAAGTCAAAATGTCTCCATCAGAAATAGCAGATAGAGTTGCTTATCTTGTAGACAGATTTGATGTTGGTGTACTTTATGTTGAAGTAAACCAAGGTGGCGATCTTTGGAAAGATGTTTTCAAAGCCGTACCCGCAAAATATAGATCCAAATCACAAAGTCTTTCAAAGCAGATTCGTGCTGGCAAGGCTTTAAATTTCTACCAACAAGGAAAAGTGCGACACACTGCACACTTTCCAGTATTGGAAGAACAGATGTGGTCCTTTCCAAAGGTATCGCATGAGGATGTACTTGATTCCGTTGTTTCTGGCATCTTGTATTTCTTAGATAACAAAGCAGTAAAACTAGAAACAAAACAAATAAATTATTTGAGGAGACAACATGTCTGACATTAAAAAGGCTATTGATACAATAGTAGATAGAAGAAATACATATTTAGTTGCTGAGGAATACTACGAAGGTACCAATTTAGAGGTTTTCTCTGATAATCGCTGGCTTCGTGTATTAGGAGGCATCAAAAATAACTTTAGATTTAACTTTGCTAGAACTGTAGTAGATTCAGTTCTTAATCGTTTAGAAATTGCTAACATAACAGCAAACACAGAAGATGCAAACCAAAAGATTAAAGATATCTGGGAAATGAATGATTTGCAGATTGATGCAGATGAAATTCACCGTCGTGCATTAGTTTATGGCGATTGCTACGCAATTGTTTGGACAGATATTAACGGAAACACAACTGTAGATTACAACTCACCACTTACAACTGTTATGGTTTATGATGATGAGAACCCAAGAATCAAGAGATTTGCTGCAAAATTGTGGCAGTCAGAAGATCCAATGGATCACACAAAGAAGACATCACATTTGAACATGTATTACGCAGATCGCATTGAAAAGTACACAATGCCTGGAGAAGTTGTAAATATTGTTTCTTCTAACGGATTCTTGCCAGTTTCTGTAGTAGAAAACCCTTGGGGAGAGGTTCCAGTATTTCATTTCCGTACATCTAAGCAATATGGTCGTCCAGAGCACACAGATGCTTATGGTCCACAAGATGCAATTAACAAATTGATGACGACACATATGATTACTGTTGATTATCAAGGAGCACCACAGCGTTATGCTCTTGGTGGTTCAGGAAATTCTTCTGAGTTTGAAGACTTTAATGAAACAGGAACAGAAGCAGAAAATATTGGTCGCCTAAAGAATGGTCCAGGAGAACTTTGGTATCTCAAGGGCGTTGATAAGGTTGGAGAGTTTGCTCCTGCTGATCACAAAGTATTTACAGAACCAGTTAAGGACTTTGTTCGTGCGATGGCTTCAATTACAAATACACCTTTGCATTATTTTGAGAAGACTGGAAGCATTCCTTCTGGAGAATCTCTTAGAACTGCAGAATCACCACTTATCGCAAAGGTAAAAGATCGTCAAATTACTTTTGGTTCAACTTGGGCTGACATGTTTAGATTTGTTCTAAAGATGGAAAACTCTATAGAGCCAAATGTTCAGGTTAGATGGAAAGATATTGAAAGCATTGACAGTTTAGATGCTTGGGAAGTTGCTGTAAAGAAGCGAGTGGTTGGCGTATCTCTTGAGCAGGTTCTTATTGAAATGGGTTATGATTTAGAAGTTGCAAGAGAAATAGCAGCAACAGAAGAGTCATTAACTAGTTTATCTCAAAACACAAACACAAATAATGTAATGATGGAAGCCACAGGAGGCCAAATTGGAAACGAATAATACAGAAGAAACAACAACAACTGAAGAAACAACACTAAATGATCCAAAGGCAGTACTTGCTGCTCTTGATCGTGCAAAGTCTGATGCTAAAAGGTTTAGAGAAGAAAAAGAAAAACTTGAAATTGACCTAAATAGCACAAATCAAAAAATAGCAGAATTTAGTGGAAAACTTCTTCATGAAAAGGTTTTGCAAAAGATATCTGCTGAAGGAGTTAAAGAGCCACGAAGACTTCTTAAGTTTATGGACTTGACCAAATTTGAATTTGATGACAATTTTGATGTTATTGGATTTGAAGACCAGTTCAAACAACTTCAGGAAGATCTTCCAGAAATCTTTGATGCCAAACTTAGGGTTGGTGGACAAGCAGACGCTGCTATAAAAGCAAATGTAA